TTCGTTTAATATATCTTTTAATTTATTTTCTATTTCATAAATATTCTGTTGTGCTTTATTGACATCAAAAAGGTCACTAATATTGGTGTCTTCACCTAACATACTTAGAATATTACGTTTTTTACTTGATTCACTTAACGGGGCAGACTCACCTCCGGCTGCGGGTTCAGGTGCTCCCCCACCCATATCGGCTCCACCTCCCATGTCACCACCTGCAGGTGCTTCACCACCCTCTTGTCTTTCTTCTTCAGGTACACCATACTTAGCGTCGACATCATCGAACACCCCTGAACGTTTAATAACATTCTGAGTATTGGTCAATTCAAATCCCATTGCTCTTTCAATACGTTGTTGTTGTAAATCAAGAAGTACTTCACTATCACTCATACCAAGGATGTTTTTCTTAGCCCATGTATGAGATACCGGTAAGATACCTACCTGTGATTGGTCTGAGGTTGCGTTTTTATATAATTCAATCTTTTCTTTCCATTGTTCAATCTTTAATAGGTCTGACTGAGCAGATGGGTTTGTTAATGAAAGAGAGAAGTTATCTAACTCATCTTCCATACCCAAAAGGTATAGATGGATAAGTGCAATCTTATTAAGTTCTTGAATTAATGATTTTTGTATTCTATTGATTGTTCTTGCGAAACGAATATCCATCAATGCAAGTTGTTTACCGTCACCCACAACCTCTTCAAAACCTAAGAATGCTTTTGGAATACGAAGTGCCGCTAACATCTTCTTTTGAATGTATTCAATATCTGCAATCTCACCTAAGTTCTGTGCACCCGCTAAAGTTTCGATTGGGTTAGTTTGTGCCGGGTCACGAATAGGAATGAAATAATCTTGGTCAACTGCCATTTGATTATATCTCATATCTACCTGACCGTTTCTCGGGTCAACTACTTGGTCTCTTTTAAATTTATTGGCGACACGTTGTACATATGCTTCAATGTCCTTGTCATCCATGTTACCCACGAATACTTTGAATACACGTCTTTCAGGTGCTCTTGTTGTTCTATAAATCAACATGGCATCTTCTGCAAGAAGTAACTGTTTCCAAATTCTTCTAATTTTATCCAACATGGATGTACCATAAGGAAGTTTTCTATCGTCACCCAATAATCTGAAGTGTGCGATTTCCCACGCTTGGAATTCTAATTCTTTATTCTTCCATTGGAATCTTAATTCTCTTGTTGGAACTTTAGCGTCTCTTTGATTTGGTGTTTTTGATTCTCTACCTTCGATTCTCTCAATTTCAATGTTCGGTAACTGTTGACACCCAACAATACCTGTTTCGGGGTCAATCTTTAAGTAAACAAAATCATCACCGTATTTACAAACACCTCTCGCCCACATCTGTAGGTTAGTGTTTAAGTCTAAACGGTTTATAAATAAATCTTCAAGTATTGATTTTACTCGTGTTGATTCAGAAAAAATTGTAAGGATTTCACCTTTTTCTGATAGTGTGGTAGATTCTTCCGCGTAGATATCAAGTGCTGCAGAAATCTCAGGAGTAAACTCCATAGATTCATAATCGTAGTATGCTGCTAATCTATTCGGTTCATAGTATACCGATTGATTGTAAAGAGATTGTTCGAGTTTGGTCCATTTATCAGCAATGTATTGGCTCTGTTGTGCTTGTAACATTGCCTTTTCATAATCTTCTCTACTACTTGTCTTTAGTATCTCATCTTTGGAAAAATTAAATGAAGGAGCTTCCTCCGGTCTTGTGTTACCGGGGAACCCAAACATCTTGGTTAACCTCTGAAATACTGTCTTATTATCTGTTGCCATGTATATAAATAGTTTTCTTTAGAATATAAATAATTTTATTGGGTTAATAAAGAGGTACTATTTCCTTTTGGAAAATAACCAAGAATACTCTTTATAGTGGTCTTTAGTTGGTGAACCCAAAGGATGGTTATTATTTGACCCACCACCCATTTGTATTGCCGCAATCGAATCCATGGTACTTCCATATGAATAAAACGTTTGTTTTGATTCATATGTCCTTTCAGAAACCGTCCAAGATTCCAACATGGCTTTATTGGCGTTCTCATTCTTCTGTAACTGACTGAAACACATATCACCTGCGTAGAGTGCCATGGATAAACTCATAATTGAGTCGTCATGCGCTCCCTTCATGTGGTCAGGTCTTCCGTTGATATAAACAAACGTATTTAATTCGTTCATTAATCTGGCTGACCTAACGGCAAATCCTTTTCTTAATTGTTCTTCAAAAGCAGCAACAATCTGTGTTCTTTTATTGTTAAAATTAATCCCCGGTATTTTATCCAGTGCTTTGGAATTGTATTCCCAAATATTCTTAGTGTTCACCCCATCAATATACAAGTTCTTATAATTCATCTCTTGTAATTTTCTTGATGTGGCAACTCCCATACCACCGGTAATATCGATTACTATAAATGCTTCATATAAAACTCCCCATTTATATGCTATTGCTGCCAAATCATCGGGAGGTATTTTACCAATATATTCTACGACTTGTTCTCTTTCATCAAAATCAACAATATTGATTGCAGAGAAATCTTCACTATCACCTCTACTAACGTCAACACCCATTATATATCTGTGACCAACAACAGGTTCTTTCCATTGCCAAAAGGTACCTTGCATGTATTTTTCTTTGGGTTCACGTAACATGTTTTTAGTGATGTTATCTTGAACATCACCGGGTATAACACCGTCACCCGAACCTAAGAAATCACATTCTAATTCCTGTGCAATTTTCCTTCTATCATACTTGAATTTTTTTGACATTGATTCAAACCAAGACGAGAATGGTTTGTAACCTTCATCCAAGTACTCATTATATTTTTCAATGTCAAACTCATACATTACGACTTCATTATCATCGTATTGCTCTCTATTCAACATGTAATGTGTGATATCATTACATTTCACCCATCTTAAATCTTTAGTGTAACGTGGGTCTTTAAACCATCTTAAATCCGTAATATGGAAGTCATTCATTTTCCTTATTGCTTGGTCGTATACGCCATAATAAATTGGGTCATAACCATTAGGCGTTGAGATAAGGATAATTTTACCACCCGTAGACAAGGATGCCATAGATGCTGCCCAAAAGTCCTCACCGGCTTCGATATATGCAGCTTCGTCAAATACAAGGATTGTAGGAGTGTAACCACGAAGTGCATCGGGAGAGGTTGCTACCGCTTTTACTTCACAACCATTATTCAATCTAAATCTACTTTCAGAGTTTTTATCAGGAGAGAAACCAACATTTAACCAATCTGGCCATTGTTCTAAGAAATGACGAATTTTATTCGCCATCTCAATTGCTGTGTCCCTTTTATTCGCAATCACAAGTACCCTTTCAGGGTTCTCGGGTTTTGCTAATTGTAATCTTCTTGAAATCCATGCAGATGTTACTGTTGATACACCCGCCTGACGATACTTTCTTGTAATATTTTCGTTGTATAATTCGTAATCTTGAATTAACTGCACTTGGTCAGGGAATAATTCAAGAGGAACGTATTTCTTCTGAGTATTGTCGTATGTCTGCAAATATGTTTTAAGAGAATACGGCGCATCCTTCAATATTCGAGCATACTCTTTTAATTGTTCTATTCTTGATTCCATATATATAAATATGAAAAAAGGGTGGTAAAACCACCCTTCTTTTATTCGTCGTCGTCAGATAACTTAATTCCGAGACTTCCTAAAAAGTCCCCTAAGTCATCGTCATCGGTATCGTCTGTTATACTATTAAGGTCTTCATTAAATGCGGCAACCGCGTCTTGATAATCTTGGTCCTTAAACATTTGGTCAATACCTTCCATTAATTCGTTCATTAACCGTTTACCGTTTTCTGAACCTGAAAGGACTTCCTTCATGAATACTAAGAAGTGTTTTGCAGGTAATTTGAAAATCTCAACTAACAAATAGTTTTGTAATTCAAACTTATTTTCGTCTAATAAAATTTCCTCAGGGAATTGTCTTCTAACTCTATCCCAAATTGCAGGACCTAAACGTAAGTCCCACATTTCTTTCTCGAGAGTATCTTCAGAACCTTCAATCTCTGACCAAGCTTCTTCATCTTCATTACCC